AGGGTTTGCAAATGTTTGTTGACCTAACAAGTATGCGTAGTAGTCAGAGTTTGCAAAGTTTTGAGTTCCATCACCTAAAGAAATTTCTTTAAATGCTCCCCATCCTGTAGCGTTAGGGTATCTTGTAGAAGGACAAGCCCCTCTTAAGAATCCGGTTCTACCAATTTGGAAATTATCAGTGTTTGTTCTCCACTCTCTGTAGATATCCCATCCGTCAAAACCACCTTGTACTAAGAATGTGAACTTACGAGCGAACAATCTATAGTAAGCGTTTGTTGGTAATTCAGGATCAGTAATGAATGGTGAATTACCACAGATGAATCTTGGGTCACCACTTGTTGAGAACTCAGGTCCGATTGTTAAACCACTTGCATTTACATCCATGTGGAAACCAGCTGATCTGTAATTAAATGGTAAACCATCAATATCACAAGTGTTGATTGGGTTTCTCTTACCAACATATTCGAAATATGCCGGATCCCAACCTAAACTATTAGATATACCTAAGTAAGTTCTTCTTACGTTATCTCCTGGGCTAATTAAAGCATCATCATTACCCGTTGATAAACCAAATGGTGGGTTATAGATAACTTCACCAGGGAAGTCGTATTTACCTTTGATAATTGGGAATGGTGAACTAGCACCCGCATAATTTCTAAAGTTGAATCCGTTAAATCCACAAGGTAATGCGTCGATCGGAGCGTCTTCACTCATTTCAACCATAACATATTTAGAGTTCAATGCGTACTCACCATCTAATGTACCAATCTTATTAGCAACGAAGTTGTTTTCAGTTGGGTTCATTGAACAGTTTGTAAATTTCTCTATAACAACTGGATTTGCATCAGTATCAAAATAATCACGGATCAATACATCAAAAGTTAAATTGTTGTAAGTTTGATTAATGATTGAGATTTTAATTAATGTGTTTGCCGCGTCACCATCGGATACTGTATAGAATCTAAATAAGTCATAAACTTTATTACCTCTTAATTCAGATACCACATAAGGTGAAGCCGGTGTTTGCCATTTGTCTAAGTACCAACCAATTGAGTTAGCGTCACCACTCTGTGCTGATTCTAAAGCGATTAAGTTAGGGTTTAAACCTTTGATATAACCTTTTCTCCAAGAGTAATTTAAGAATGATTGGAATACCTCTTCAGCAAAAACAGGAACTTCAATTCTTGGTTTTTGGAAGTTAGTAATACCGAACACTTTAGTTACGTATTCAGGATCATTTTGAGTTAACGATGTTTCGAACTTAAATGCCGTACCGAATTTGTCTGTCACATTAACACCGAATGTTAGGTATGGATTTTTAAGAACACCAGCATATTGACCTGCCATATCTAATGTTACTTCAGATGTACCTGTCACAGAATATGCTGGGTTATTATCTGTTGTATATGTAGATATACCTCTTGATCTTAATGTGCTAACAACAACGTTATCGTAATCAACATAAGATGTACCTGTATAATAGTATATCTTACCAACAATAGTACCTGAATAACAATCTATGTTTACAGGTGTTGGTGTAGGTGTTGGTGATGTGAAAGGTGAAGGTGTAATACAAGGATTAACAAACGACGGAGTCGGTGTTGGTGATGCGGTTACTCCTGGTGTAGGTGTTGGGTTAGGGAAATATGCCGTTAAACCTGACACATACGTAAAGAATGAGAAACCAGAATAATTTGTATTACCATTATTGTTAAATAATGCGTAGTACCAAGAGTCGTTAAGTGGTGATAATAAATCAGTTTCATCTAACGATACTGAAGGAACTTCAAATACATTAGTTTCAACATTAAATCCTGAACCATTTAAAACATCATAATCATCAGTTGCAATAGAACCGAAGTATGCGATTTGTTCGTCTTCCGCAGTATACGGATTAGAACTTGTGATTATGTTAAAAATTAAGTTTTGGATTTGAGTATTTAATGTTGAAGTATCTCCATTAAACTCTTCGTATTGACTTAATAATAAACTTTCAATTTCTGGTGGGAATGATGTTTGATAACCAATAGTTGTTGAACTATTTGTACATCCGGTGAACTCAACACTGAATGTTAATTCTTTTGGTGTTACACAAGTTGTTACACAAGTGGTAAAGTCAGTTACTGAACTTAAACACCATACATCAATCGTACTTGGGTCAACATTAGCTACAGTTGTGATAGACCAAGACGGTCCAGCATCGTAGCCAGATAAACCAAGAATTCTAGTTACAAACAATTGGTTAGATTGTTGTAAATATGCTTTTGCGATATACGCGGCTTCGTACTTTGGAATCTGAGTATTAACAAATTTTTCAGGTGAGGTCCCACCGAATACGGTTTGGAATTCATCAAAACTTGTAATAAAGATTGGTTCAAAAGCCGGTCCTATCAAAGTTTCTCCCGCAATACCCAAAGTAGTAACTCCGACACTTTGTGCTACAAAGCTCAAGTCAACCTCTGAAGTATAGACGCCTGGTGAAACAAAAACCTTACTGTTTGTTGCCATACTATAAATTTCTTTTATTTATTTATTTTCCTATAAATACTTGTCAAAACACGAAAAACTTTACATTATAGAAAGTATTTATATTTTGGTAAGATTTTATTCTGCCTTAATTCTGCCCCTATGTCTAAAGATAATAAGAAGATAAAAAACCTTAAAATTGACGTTGATGTTCACGGTGTCCTGAAGGCATATTGTGACAAACGTGGTATTAAAATGTATAGGTTTTTGGAGAACTTAATTATGGAAAAATGTCAAGAAAAAAAAGACATTTATGGGGAACGTTAAATTAATTTCTGACTGAACGATAGTGATGTTGGCATATCGTCAATTAATTTAACAATATCAATCCTCAAATTATCATCAGTATTAATTTGTATTTCAGTTACATCATCACCATAATAATTGTCGTTAATGTAAACCGAATATGATTCGATGTTTTCCGATTGTTCAAAATATAAATTACAAGTGTAACTGAAAAAATATTCCTGACTATCAACACCTAAAGGATAATTAAACCCAATTGTTTCAAGTTGTGTTGGTTGTTGTCTTTTTTGTGGTCGTTTAACAGGTCTTTGATCCACCTCATACATTTGGAATGCTCTTGAAATTGCCGGTGTTACCTCAAAATCGTTTTCGTCCATTAAGAATCCCATCATAGTGAATTCATATTTTTGGATATAATATTTTCTTTTTTCTAAATCTAAAGATGATTCATCGGAGAACCCGTCATTTATAATTGGAATGTAGTGTCCTTTAATTACTTGATACGCTTGTCTTGATGCGAACGTTTCCATAACTCTTTGGTTAAGGGTGTTCGCCTCCCTCATTCTATTACAGATAATTGCAACCGTAAATTTAATATCAATAGGAACTGGCTGAGGTATTTTGTAAATGTCAGCACCAACTCTATTACCGTCCCAAGTCGGAACTTCCATATAATAATACATTCTCCTGTTTGGTATGTTATACATAACCGCAGGATTGTTTCCGTATTTAACTTCAGGATTTCTGATTACCGTAATGAATGGAGGTTCGACGTTCTTATCTATATTTTGAAAGTCCCACGTCTCAACAAACTGTGACCAGTTTTGAGTTGTCACCAAAATATCAACAACAGGTATTGTTTTACCTTCGGAAGTTATGTTAAATTTTTCCTTAACAAAATCTAAAAACCCACCATCCAAATCGGCATGCAACAAAGATTTAGGAAGGTAAGTACCGTCCTTTGTGATCATGTCCTTTATTTGTTCCCTTCTCGGTAAAAGAGTTTTGGGGTACGTTAAAGGTAATGTTGGTTTAACTTTTTTTGGTAATGCCATTATAATCCTCTAAATTCATTTGGTCCAACAGGAGCCGCGATTATGGTTTTGTAAAATGGTTTGTATCCTTTGTATGTGTGTTTCAAATCCGATACCACACGACCATCATTAACAACCGTATAATATCTAACAAAGTTTTCACTATCGTAATATCCTATATAATCACCAAAATCAATATCAATATCTAAGTCGTTTAAAGTTTTAATATAAACAGAAACTGTAATATTACCCGGCTCTAATTGATCTATTCTTGTTGACCCCAACATTTTATTTTCAGGTGCCGCAATCCCAACATAAGCATTAAACTCAACAGGTGGTAAATATTTGATCCCATCTTGGACCACCTCACCATAAACGTCATCAGTTTTTATTTTGTTTTTATCGACTCTATAAAGAACACAAGTGAAGTTCATATCACCAATTAACCATTCTTGACCCATCCCAACCTCAAGGTTAAAATCGTTCTCACCAAAAAATTTACCTAATCTACTAATTGGAACACTACCATTCATATTGATCTTTTATTGATAAATATTCTTTTTATGATTATTTTTAATAAAAACAAATTTTGGATAACACTAAAACACTTATTGAACATAAGGCTTTGGATTTACTTGAGGTATATAGTGGAGCAAATAACTACATTCTATATCTAAAACACAAGAAAGAAGTGTCAAGTAAATTTTATCCTACAAGAAGTCAGGCTGAATATATTACAACATATTATGACACCGCACCAAAGGTTGCTCGTAAATGGGTTGAGTTAGACACATACTTCGCAAAAAAGTTCGCAGAAGAAAAATATCTACTACAAGTTCCTGAACAAATTTACGTTGAGAAACTTTTGGTTGAAAAAGAAAAATCATATCATGTTTGGGGAAAGTTTTTTGATTCAGACAAATTAAGTGAGCTTTGGGTACCAAAATCGGCACTCATCAAAACCCATAAAGTTGAGTCCGTTAGTATTGATTACTCAAAGTATTCTCACCGACCACCATTAGAACATCAAAAAATCGCAATTGAAAAATTAGCAGGTTCAAAACGATTTATTCTTGCCGATGATATGGGTCTTGGTAAAACAACATCAACAATTATCGCAGCGTTAGAGGCGGGTTCTAAAAAAGTTCTCATTGTGTGTCCCGCGTCTTTAAAGATAAATTGGCAAAGAGAAATCGCAAATTATTCAGATAGACCTGTTTTTATTGCGGAAGGAAAGAAATTCTCAACCGAACATGATTTTGTTATTATAAATTACGACATCCTTAAAAACTTTCACGACTCAGACCCAAAGAAAAAAGATGAGTCATTATTATTGCAGAGTGGATTTGATTTAGTGATTTTGGATGAAGCACATATGATCTCAAATGTTCAAGCACAAAGAACAAAGATCATAAATAGTTTTGCAAAAAAAGTAGATAAGGTTTGGTTATTAACGGGAACACCTATGACATCTCGTCCTATGAACTACTACAACTTATTGAACTTAATCGAGAGTCCTGTTGCTCAGAATTGGAAAGCATACGCAATTAGATATTGTCAAGGGTTTCAATTCACTGCCGGTAAAAGAAAGGTTTGGAACGTAATGGGAGCATCAAATCTTGAGGAATTAAGAGATAGAACATCAAAACAAATTCTTCGTAGATTAAAAGAGGAAGTTTTAGATTTACCTGATAAAATTATCACACCTGTTTATTTGAGGTTAAAATCAAAAGAGTATGAAGATTTGATGGGTGAATATTTTGATTGGTATGATAGAAACCCTGATGAGTCATCATCTCTTACGGTTCAGTTCTCTAAACTAATGAAAGTTAGAAAGGTTATTGCAAATGAAAAAACAAAACAAACAATTGAGTTTGTTGAGAACATTTTAGAACAAGGTAAGAAAGTTATTATATTCACCAACTTTACGGACACACTTCAAACGATCTATCAACATTTCGGAAAACAAGCGGTTTATCTTGATGGTAGTTGTTCTAATGCGGTTCGTCAACAAGCTGTTGACTCATTTCAAAACGATGATAAAACAAGAGTATTTGTTGGGAACTTAAAAGCCGCGGGTGTTGGTTTAACTTTAACTGCTGCTGAGGTTGTTATAATGAATGACTTGTCTTTTGTTCCCGCAGAACACGCGCAAGCTGAAGATAGAGCGTATCGTTATGGTCAAAAATCTAATGTATTGGTTTATTATCCTTTGTTTGAAAATACAATAGAGGGGGCAATCTATGACATTCTAAATCGTAAAAAACAGATAATCAGAACCGTTATGGGTGACGAACAACCTGAAAATACCGGTGACATAGTTGAGGAAATCTTAAATCTAATTAATAAGAGACGATAATCTTTCGATTAAATGAATATTTATCAAAGATGAAACTTTCAATCAAATACGAAAACCCCGATTTAAAAAAACACAAAGACCTTGTTAATGAGTTTGTAATACTTTTGCAACAAGAATATCCATTAAAAAAAGATTTAAAAGTACTCTTTGTGGATGGTCGAAAGGGTGACATGTCTACGGGAAGTAGACGAGGTGATAACCTAATTAAAGTTTTAGCTAAAGGTAGATTAAATCGTGATATCATGAGAACACTCGCACATGAGTGGGTTCATGAATATCAAATGACTATTTTAGGTAGAGAACCCGGACCAAACATCGGTGGTAAAAACGAAGATGAGGCAAACGCATTTGCTGGTCAATTAGTTAAAAAGTTTGAAGAAAAACACCCTGACTTAGAAAAACTTATGTATGAAAACAAAGGTATTAATGGTAGGGTTAATATTTTATCAGAACAAATTTTATTAACAGAGAAAGAAACAATCAAAGAAAATTTATTGGTTGAGATGAAAAAAGTAGGTATTGAAAAACTACCTTACTCATATTCAGCGTTACAAAGATTTATCGATTCTAAGACGATGAATATTCACTATAACAAACACTATAAGGGTTATGTTGATAAGTTGAACAAATCGATCAAGGATAAAGAGGGTGATATGGATTTAGAAGAAATTGTAAAATCCATTAGTAAGTTTGATGATAAAGTTAGGAACAATGCCGGTGGAGCATTTAATCACGCTTTGTTTTGGAAAATGTTATCACCAAAGAAACAATTACCAAAAGGTGAAATTTTAAAAAAGATCAAAGAAGATTTTGGTAACATCAAAAAAATGAAAGATGAATTTAATCAAGCCGCTAAAGATCGTTTTGGTTCTGGTTGGGCTTGGTTATATTTGACAAAGGGTGGTAAGTTAAAAATTATGTCCACACCAAATCAAGACAATCCACTTATGAACATTGTTAAAGGTGGTGGATATCCTTTGTTGGGTCTTGATGTTTGGGAACACGCTTACTATCTAAAGTATCAAAACAAACGTGATGAATATATCAATAAGTTTTGGGATGTCGTAAATTGGGAATTTGTTGAGGAACTCTACACGTCAAAAAACAATAAGAAAAATCTGAAAGAAGATATTGAGGATAGTGATGTAATAACGGAAGCAATGAAAAAATCCTCCTTTCCTCTAACCCCAACTCAACTTAGAAAGTTAATTAATACTCAATATGAAGGTTGTTTTAATCAACAATTCAAATACGGATGTATTGGTAAAATACAAAAAAGAAAATGTAAAACAGACATTGGTGTTTTAGGTGGTGATTTTGCGGAAAGGAAATATGGTGGAACAAGTCAATGGTCTATCATAAATCGTTTTGATACCAATTCATTGGTTCATGCTGAAATACAAAAAATATGGATGGAAGAAACCGAAGGGTTGGAAGATTTCGGTAATTGGATTAATTCACATGCCTATGATCTTTTTTCTAATGATGGTATGTACACCGAAAGATTAGTTAACCTTAATAAAACCACCATTGAGTCCGGGCATTTAAATGAAGATTACGCTAAAAACATAATCAGAGAATCTTATAAATTACTTCCTGAAAATGAAGGTATTACTTACGAATTGTACGAACATTGTTCAGGTGACGTTAACGATAGAAAAAAAGGTCAGGACATCGTTCTAAAGTTTAAGAATGGGGAAACGATTTATTTCCAAGTCAAACCTGTTGAAAGTAATAATATTAAATTATACGATGGTGGTGAAAGAGGTTATTATTTCGTAATTCCGTCTTGGGTTAAATCAACTAAGTATAAGAGTGATAATGTTGATGTTTTTGTTTTTGTCGATAGAAAAGAACAAAAGTATTTAATGTTTAGAAATGATCCAAGTAGAATATTAACAATAGATAACCCTAACTATACGTCAACATTTTTAATTTATTTTTATGAATTACCATTGAAAAGTAATTTCAAAGTAGACGTAACTAGTGAACCTATTAAGACACCAATCAAAAAAACTTTAGAGAGGGACAAACAAAAAGAAATACAATATTATCAAGACAGGATAAAGTATTTCAAAAACAAAATCAAAGAATTAGGTAGTTCTGAATCTCTTTCAGAGAGAGTTAATTTCTATAAGAAACAATTGGAAAAAATTATTATCTAACAATAAGATATTTATAGAGAAAAACTCTATGGCAATTATCAACGAACCAGAAAGAAGTGAATTCTACCAAAAAGTAAGACACCTTTTAGGTGCTCCTTTAAGATCGGTGGAATTAGAAGATGAAATGATGGATACTCTTTTGGAGTACTCTATTGATGACTATACCCAATATGTTCAAGATTGGTTAACTGAGTCCCAATGGACCTCATTATATAATTTAAATCTCGACACACAATCTTTATCAAGAGCATTTGTTACGAAAAGTTTGGACTTTGAGACAAGGTATACATATGCTTATTCTAAGATTGTTGGTCTACAAGCAGGTGGTGATTGGGAAATTAAAAAAGATTATATACAACTTGTTCCCAACCAACAAATTTACGAAATACCTGCGGGTCGTGAAATAAATGAGGTTTTATGGTTTACTCCATCAACATTAAATAATTTAATGTTTGGTTTAGGTGGTTTTGCTGGTATTGGAACTGGAACTGGTTTAGGTGGTGGTGGTGGACTTGCTCAAATTGGTAATATGGCGGGAAGTTATTATTTAACACCCGTTTTTGATACGTTATTAAGAATGCAAGAGGTTAACATACAAAGAAGAATATTTGCCGGTGATTTAACATATTACATTACCGCACTTCCGGGTGGTAAAAAAGCATTACACCTTTTAAATACACCTGGTGGTAAGTTTGACTTTGGTAATCAAGAATTGGCTCAGGGTCAAGTTTGGTATTGGTATTATGATACTTCACAAGGTGATAGGGACAAATGTTTGGCAGATAATCCAGATATCGTATTATTACCTTCTGACGTTCCGTATAATAAGATTAGTTGGTACAAACTTAATAACCCCGCACAAATTTGGGTGAGAAGGTGGTTTACAGCTTATTGTAAAGAAACACTGGCAAGAGTTCGTGGTAAGTTTAGTGGTAATTTAAAAGCACCTGATGGTGATTTGACTATGGATTACGCATCTTTATCAACAGAGGCTAAAGATGAAAAAACAAAACTTATAGACGAATTGATAGGACCTGAAGGTAGGTTAACAAGATTACGTCCTGAAAAGATTATGGAAAGAGAAGCATTACTTGCCGAAAACTTAAACAAACAACTTAAGTTTAGAGCAATGCCTCGTCAAATATATGTAATTTAATATATGTCAATCGTAAAAGAAAAACCAAACAGAAAAACGGTAATACGTGGTGAACGATCAATAAACATTGATACGTTTGAAACCGTAATAGTCAGTGATGAATTTTATTCTACTAATGGTGAATTACTTATTGTTGTTAGAGATGTCAGTCATTGTAAAATAAAATTAGATTCTACAACAACTGACAAAATCAAAATCAAAACTCTAACTAATTGTGTTATCATACCTGATATTGGTAGGATAGATGAAGATTGGGATGAAATTTCCGTTGGTCGTGGAGCTTGTGTTGAATTACAAAACGTTGGTGGTATTTGGTATATTCTATCCTCAGATGGACTAAAGATGGAATAACACATTAAATGTGATTCTTCCACCCTTCTTCGGCCAATTCATACATATAGTTAGGGTCAATACCTACTGATTCCCAAAATTCAACTTCACCTTGTTCCATCTTGATTAAGTTTTCATAAACATCATCTTGATCACCAGGACTAAATGGTTTACCGTTAATCAATTTACATTGGTCTGTGGTATAGAAACTTCTATCTTCAGGATCCTTAATTAATAATGAATCTCTAACCTCATCATCAAATACGATTAATAAAGGTTCCACACGTTTGTTAAAGGTTGCGATTGCTCTTTGGATGTTGTACTCACCTAACATTTCAGGATTGTTTTCTAAATCAGACGGTTCAATACGGTAACAATTCAACTCAATATGAGAACCAAGAACAGGCATCTTACCGTGAGTCGCGAAGTACGCATCTTTATCTTTCTTAGACATTTTTTCATTAACCTTCTGAACATCTCCGTGTGACGCTTTGGTTCCGTTATTAACATAAAGAATCATATCTCCAAGGTTTGCTTGTATACCATCTCTAATGAGAAGTTCCATGTGAGCCATTCGTGAGTTAAGGTTGCCCGCTTTAGTTGTTTGTTTACTTCGTTTAATGTAATCCTCAATTGACAACTTAACTTTCGCTTTTGACGCAATTTCAGCTAACGGAATTCTTTGGTCAAATATCTTTTGGATGTATTCATAATACCACTCAATAAATTCTTTACCCTCACCTTTAAGTAATTGTTTGATCCCTTTATCCAAGAACTTCTCAATATACTTTGGCATCTTCTTAGATTTGATACTATTACCGGTTAATTTGATCTTACCGTTGTGCTCCATCGTTGCGTAGTTCTTACGTGCCAAGTTAATACAAGAATCCCAAGTTCCATCACAATCAAGTCCCATTTCACCTTTCATAAAGATGTCATTAAACTCTGCCACATCAGCATCATAACCACGATACTCCTTACCTTCTTTAACCAACCAGTTTAATCCTTTACCGATATAAACTCTATCATCAACACCACCCTCAGGTAATGAGAAGTTCATACCATCGGTATCACATACCAAAGGACTGTATCCTCTCTTACTGAAGAAGTTTAACATCTGTCTTAGGTATTGTCTACCTGTACAGGTGATCTGTTCTCCCATGTCAATATCACCCCAAGGGAATACGTGTGGAGCTGATAACGATCCGAAGAATGCGTTGATAAATATCTTGATTGGTAATTGTTTACGGTCAAAAGATGTTGATTTCTTTTTATCGATCGTCTTGTACTCTGCCGCCAAGTTCTTGTACATGATACGAGAGTTACGGAAGTATGTTAACAATCCCTTCATCGCTCCCGTTATATCACACTCAGGGAACACGTCGTGAACTAACTGAATGGATGGGTATAGTGATGAGTAGTCAAGTTTTAAAACGTCCTTAGAGTAACCCACTTTAAGTAATCGGGATAAACCTCCTACAAAGTTTCTTTTTTCTTCTTTTTTAGGAATTGCAAGTCCGTTCTTATAAGACCAAGCCAACATCACCATTTTCCATAATGTCGCTGTTCCCATTGTGGATGCTCTCTCATATGTTGTTGGAACCAAAGATGCTAATAGAAACGTTGCTTGGTTGAACTCGTCATCCACAATCAACGTTTCGTCAAGGTCATCGTCAAGATAACGCTCAACTATGTCGTCCCCCGTTGTTTTAACATATACATCACCTCGTCTTACACATATTTCATCAACCTTTGGATCGATACCCACTTTCTTGTAATTACCATTATCTGTGTTTAACCAATACTCTTCTTTCTTGGCGTACATAGGTCCGATACTTGTGTGATCAATGTAGATACGATCTTTTGCTTCAGCATCAATATACTTGGTAATATACTTCAAACCCGCCTCTTTGATACTTGAGTTAATTGCTTGTGCTCTACGAACTGAGTGGATGATATCAATTACGTTATACCCCCACATTTGAACTTGATTATATCTCTCAACCTCATTTGCCAACTTTAACATTGACTCTCTTTGTGAGATTGTTTTTGCCGCGTTCATTGAAATTGCGATCTTCTTGATGTCTAAGTTCAAAGCCTTACATCTTTCGAATATCCAAAACCAGTCAAAGTTTGCTGAATTGTACCCTGAAATGATTGATGGTTTGAGTTCATCTATGGTTCTAAAAAATTCAACAAGACCTCTTCGTTCGTCGTCAGCATCTTTACACTCAATTACTTTCATGAACCCTTTGTTTGTTTTCATTCCAATCATGAATATACGACCGTCTTTTGGTTCTAACGCGGTCGTCTCAAGGTCAAATACAAACCTCGTGATGTCATTGTATTCCTCAAACCCTTTAAACAATCGTTTCTCTTTTGAAACTAAGTATTGTTCTACAGGTGATAACAATGTGATAAGATCTTTTGTTTTTTCTCCCCAAGGATCTACACCACCCTCTCTAAAAAACTGAATAAGGTTTCTATAACCTTTCATGGACTTAACTAAAAATGTTAATCCATTCTCCAATCTTTCATTACCATCGGTTCTTAATTTCTCAATGATAATTCCATGTTTTGTCATCGCTTCTTTTTGCAATGCCTTTGATGATGAATAGAAATTTTGACCACGTAGGTCACCAACCCAAGCAAATGAGATCAATGTGTCTCGTTGGATTTCTTTACCTTTACCAGGTATTTCTTTTATTTTGTAAATTTTGTCGGAAACATAATCGTATTCTACCGCTACGATAAATTGTTCGGGGTCGTTTCCTTCTAGGAAACTTTTGATTTCTTCTTGTGGTATCATATATTTTTTACTTTTGGTGTATTAGCTACCGAATTAGGTCGGCATTTACCTTCGTAAATAAATATAAAATAAAAAACACAATACGTCAATCGTGATCTTCACAATCAATAATTTCTGTGATTACACCATCACTAATATACATCATTCTATAATTACCTTCATAATATGTTAAGAAATACCCTGTGTCATTTGTTTTATAACATGAGATCTCATTATCAAAAACTAAGGAACCAACATTTAAAGTTGGTAAATTAAAGAACCTTACAAGGTAATCTGAGGTAGTACAGTTTCCTTGTAGGAAACATAAATAAGCGTAACATAAGTCATTCACATCATTGAATGGTCCAAATTGATCAGATCCATAAACCAAAGTTTGCATCACAGGGTGAGGACAAATTGGTTGATTTGGTGTTTGAGTTGGGGTTGGTGTAACCGTAGGTGTTGGTGTTGTTGATGGTGAGGGTGTAGGACTAATCACTGGTGCCTTTGTTGGTGTTGGTGTTGGGGATGGGAATGGGGTTGTACAACAAATATAATTTAAAGTATAACAAGGGTTGTAAGGTAAACTATCTGAAATAAAACTTTCCACAACATTAATAAATAAAGGTTCTCTAATTGGTAAAACCAAAGTACCATCTTCATTTATAAACATGAACTGACCTTCGTAACGACCTATCCTACTTGTGTCTTGTTGTGTAAATCTATAGTAAACATAATATTCAGGTGATGCATTCTCATTCATCTCAAGTTTCTCAACAAAACCTGCGGACTTGGTATATACTTTTGGTATACCCGTATCCGTACTAACCATAGAAAAGAAAATTGATGATCGTTCAATGAACTCCATCATATCCTCAAAGTTCTGTGTACCATCTTTCACTACTTGCATCTTAAGTACCGGAAGTGAAGCGTTTTGACCTATAGTGAATTCCATCAATTCTTTTAATTATAAATAGTTGTTGTTGAGGTTATGGGTATTGTAGTTGTACTAGTTAGTGGTATTGTAGTACTCGTTGTTGTTGGCCCGGGAGGTACAGGTCCGGGAGGTGTTGGTATAAATCCAGTACAACAAGGGTAATCAACAACATAACAGCTTTGGAACTCCATGTCGTCAAGAATAAAACTATCCGTTACATTAATATAAATCTCCTCGTTAAGTGGTAAAACTAAAACACCTGTATCATCTCTGAATAAAAATTGACCTTTGTATCTACCAACTTTTTTTGTATCAAAAGGCGTAAACTGATAATAAACATAATAATCGGAAGTGGATGCGGACAACGGGGCAATTTTTGACATCAAACCAGCAGGTCTCGTTGTGATTCTCGGGATGTTAGTTTGTGTGTCAACCATAGAAAAGAACACATCAGTTTCAGATAGAAACTTCATGGATCTATTATAATCACTTCTACCGTCTTTAATTACGTTAATTTTTAAAACGGGAAGTGTTGCACCTTTCTTGATAAAAAATTCCATTAAACCTTTTATCAATAAATACTCCGTTTAACATTCTTTTCTCAAATGACCTTCGTAATGATCAAAACGATTGTGTTCAGTTGGGGTCATAAGTAAGACACCAGCATTTATTCTACCTTTTACGGTTTGCTTATAACAATGACTCATAAGAGTTTGTTCGTATGGATGAGCAAATTTAGTTTCAATATAACATTTGTAATTACCTTCTTTTGATAACAAAATTGGCCAGTTAGATAAATAAACTTCACCTGTTGCATATGAAATACCTTCGTGTGATTTAATGTGTTTAAATTCTAAATTGGGAGTATTTGGACTTTCTCCGTGATGAGCCAAGTTTTGGTTAAAAGGCCAATGACTTTTTCTAAACTCTTGATCCACATTAAACCAAGACCATTGTTTTTCGTGACTACCATAAAACTCAGTAAAGTTAAATTTTAGAAAATCAAATTGTTCTTTTCTTGCAATTTGTAAAACTTTTTTATATAATTTCTTTGTCTTTCTATTAAATCCATTTTTACAAGTTTCCTCAACTCCGTTGTGGAATAACATGTCGTCCTCAAAGAAAATATAATAATCCATTTCAGATCTATCAAAATGTTCGGCAATAAAAACACGACCACCTGTAATCCCTATATTATCTTTTTTGATGTGTTCAAACCCATACTCATTACACAACCTTTCATATTCAGGTGTTGTTGATAGATCGGTTGAGTTGTTTAGTAAAAACTTTTTTGTGTTGGTTATGAAATCCATATCATAATCCTTCATTGAGTTAATTAACGTCTCAAATTGTTTGGGGCTATTGAATGTAATAACATACAATCCAATTTCACCATTTGTTTTAACCTCAACCTTTTTTGAGTTAGACATAGTTTTAACTTGTACCACATCATTTTTTACGTCCTCAAAAAACTTAAACAATAGTCCGTCAGAATTTATTTCAGCATATTCTGTTATAGTTGGGTTATTGTATAATAGAATTGAAAATAAACTTTCTTCCGTACCCATTAGACCTTGTTTCATCGTGGATTTAATTAGATTGTAATACAAAGTATTCATCTGTCTAATAGAATCTTTTGTTCCCCCAAAGAACCCACCTCTTGCGACTTTATCAACTCTAACACCGGTAATCTGTGTCATTTTATCAATATCAAATCCATGTATTTCACGATCCGCTTGATATGGGAAACACACAAACGTAAAGTTATCAAACAACCTGTCAATTTTTGGTAGTACATTGTCGTGAGTAAAATACCCCATGTTAACGGTATTTGCTAATCCCGCATCAATCCAATACAATTTATCGGAATCAAATTTATCTAAAAGAACCGCATCATGTAATATAAACATTTTGGACATAACCAAAGGGTTATACATTTCTAGTTTTGCTTGTGTTGAGTCCTTTAACCAACCAGCAAGATTAAACCATTTAGGGTTGTTCCTAATTTGTTGGATTTGTCCGTAAAACTCTCCGTGTCTAAACCAATCTAAATCACGTAATACGAATTGAGTATTTGATTCACTTCTTCTTTGTGTGACAAATTGTTCTAATTCTTTGTCACCAAAAATAATCATATTACAATCAATCTTAAGTAGTTGGTCAAATTTCTTAAGATAATAATCAAATGACCTAGACCAACCTTCAGATAGGTCACCTCTACCAATGTCCCATAAACCAGTAACTAATGTTATCATTTTGTTTTCATTTTACAAACCCATACAACTTGTTTGAACTCATCAAGCATATACGATTCTAAATTATTTATTTCACACGCATTACTAATATCTGAGTATTGTATTTCGTGCCAATTCCATATTTTATTTTCTATTTCTTTTTTAAATACATCACTATCATGCGCATAATCATGAGCCATAATAACATCACCCACTTTTAGGAATTGGGATATTAATATGAACTCATTTATTTTAAACCCACCATCACATAAAACCAATGTTGTGCCTTCTGACTGAACAAACTCTTTAATTTCATCAGGATACTCCAAATCAGAATAAGGGTAGTTGAACGGACTTTTTGTTATTATCTCAATACCATCAACATTTTTATTCTTTAAATTTGTTTGTTCCAATATGTCGTATGTTCTAATAATAGAATTATTT